TTCATATTCAAGGTCTTGATGTATAATGTCAGCAACCTGTGGTGTATTATTTATCTCAACCAAAATGTAAGCATCATTGTAATACTTGGCTGCATTATAAATGACCGTTGGGAAAAGTATAGGTGAGATTGAAGAACTTCTATAAGTTGCCACTTGTTCGTAAGGTGTAGTTGATATATCAATCACGGAGAATGTAGAACAGTCTAAGTTTTTACCTTCAGATACGTCTACCCAAATACCATACAGATGGTCTTTAGTCGTTTCATCATCACCTTTAAATGGATGTTTATAGATATTCATCTTATCATGATTGGCAATAGGTGGTTTAAAAGCCAACTGTTGTAACTTCTGACCAGAGATAAGTGTGTTGGAAGAACCTAAGAACTCTGTTTCAAACTCCTGCCTAAATTGCCTTTCAGAAGTATTTTTGATTGTTTCTTCTTTCCAATTTTCATCCCGGCCTGGCACCATCGACCAATGAACTTCAAATGGTACATAATTATTGTTCTTATTGACCGCATCAGTCCAAATCTTATAGAATAAATTCATGCCGTTAGGCGTGGAAACAATAATAATCTTTGTTTTAGTACCGGCAGTAATAACAGGATAGACAGAGGTAAAGAATTCTGTGGCAATATTAGATGGTACGAAAGCAAACTCATCCAAGAATACAATGTTAAACGAACCAGAACGAGCCGCTGAACTTGATGTGGAAGATGCCACGATGACTGAACCATTCTCTAATTCTACACGACCTTTGTTCCATTCAACGACACCTTGTTGTAACCACATAGGTAGATTCTCATAGGCCAACTGTAACTTACCTAGAATACCACGAGCAGTCTCACCTCGGTTGGCGAGAACTGCTACAGATTGTGAATCTTGAAATAGTATCGTCCAGAGAAGATAGGCGACTGTCGTGGTGGTTTTACCGACCTGTCGAGGACATTTCATGATAGTAAAACGATTCTCATGGAACGTCTTAATCATCTCTTCCTGAAAGTCATACATTTTGAATTCAGTTACACCCTCATCAAGTGTAATAATCTTAATGTATTTGGCAAAGTATAGTGGGTCTTTCCGGCACTTGATATATTCTTCCACCTGTTCTTCGGTAAAACTAACATTAATTCCTACCCTTTTTAGTAGGGGATTATCACGGTAAGACTCTTTTTTTTGTGTTGCCATTAGTCTTTACTTTTTAGTAACTTGCTCAATTCAGATGTTGAACCTACAAAGATAGCTTTATCAATATTGGTTGTAGTAGATTCTTTTTTGACACCAGAAATATCTCTCATTTCTTTTTGTATCCTCAGAAGCCTATCATTGGCCTCTGTCATGTTCTTTAGTAAAGTGGCATACACCTCAAATGCTCTTGGGTGCTGACCTGCTTTGGCAATCTCCAATATTTCATACATGGCTTCTTGACCTTGGTCTATGATACCTTGGAGATTTTCTTTTGATTGCTGATAGGCATCCGTTAAATCGGAATCTATATCAGGTTGTTTATAACTTGTAGTTAAAGGTTGTTTTTTTGGTGGTTCTGGTTCACCAATAGGAATCACATCAAACACATCACTCAAATTTTTATCAAGTTTATTCATAGTTTAATATCCAAATCTTGCCTTATATGTTGCGTGTAAATCTTGAATAGTTGATAATGCTAATACACCATTATATACTTTAACAAATCCTATATTACCTGATTGAACTTCAGAACCAGATGAACGACTAAACAATCTTAACTGATTAAAACCACCACCACCAGCATTTGATACTGAATAGGCTGCTGATGTTGGTGCAGTACTTGTTGAAGTATATAGACTACCGGTACTTGTTGTCGTGTTCCATGTTGCCCAATCTAAATGCCAAACTGTATCAGCACCAGTTGAAGGTAAGTTTACAGAAAAGTTTGGATAAAAAGTATTTGGATTACCATTATAGGCACCCATCAACCAATCTTTAACACCTTCATTTTGAGTATTTAATAATCTACCGGCAGATGTTGCTGATAATTTATATGCCATGAATACCGAATAACTTTGTCCTGTTGCGTAGTTTGGACCACCGTAAATATAATCTGTTCCTGTAGAGTTTGACTTGGCAAATGTTCCACTATTGGCACTATTCCAAGTTAAAGAAGTACCAGCATTTGATGTTAATGTGTAAGTTCCGGTTGCATCTGTTGATACACCACTAGTTGGCACAGCAGAAAAATTTGCTGCATCCAAATCATAAATTAAAGTTGGCACAAATACACTTGTTGAGCGTTGAACATTACTAGCCATCATGGCCATCATACCACTCATTACGAAACTCCTGTACCGTTAATAAACCATGTGTTTGCCGCAACTTGAATTAGTGTAGCCATACCATATGTAGTAACATTTCTTGAAGCGCTTGTTGTATTACCAGCAAGATACATTGATACGCCTGTATTTGGTGATACAGTTATGTTGGCACTCGATGATGTTCTAGAAACAATCATTATGGTTGAACCATTAGAAAATGCCACATTAGAAGTTGTTGGAACATACAATATTACATTTGATGATTGTGTGTAGTAAATATGTTTACCTGCATCAGACAATTGAAGTATATAATTTGTCGTCTGAGCATTTTGTGGAACAGTTTGTGCTGAAGTGTTTGCTTGTGTGAAAGCAGACTGTGCTAATACGTTTGCTAAGTTTGCTTTAGAGAACCCAGCTTCTGCTGTTGTATTGGCCACATTAGCCTTGGCAAATCCAGCTTCTGCTGTAGTGTTGGCTATATTAGCTTTGGCAAATCCTGCTTCTGCTGTTGTATTAGCAATATTAGCTTTAGCAAATCCAGCCTCAGCTGTGGTATTAGCAATATTTGCCTTAGAGAATGATGCTTGAACAGACACATTGATTGTGTTACCCCAAGCATATGAAGCTTCTGCTGTGGTATTAGCAATGTTTGCTTTAGCGAATCCAGCCTCAGCTGTCGTATTTGCTATATTAGCCTTGGCAAATCCTGCTTCTGCGGTTGTGTTGGCTACGTTTGCTTTATCAAATGAAGCTTGAGCTAAAATAGAATTTGCGGCATTAGCAGCATTAAATGCCGCTTGTGCTAAGACATTGGCTGAATTTGCTTGATTAAAAGCAGATTGTGCCAAAACATTAGATGAATTGGCTTTATCAAATGAAGCTTGTACCAAAGCTGCATTTGCGGTATTGGCAGCATTAAATGCAGCTTGCGCTAAAACGTTTGCGGCATTTGCTTTAGAAAAAGCAGCTTGTGTTGATACGTTGATTGTATTTGCCCAATTATAGGAAGATTGAGCTAATACATTGGCTGAGTTTGCTTGATTGAAAGCGGATTGAGCTAGAACATTGGCTGCATTGGCTTTATCAAAACCAGCACTAGCAGTATTGGCTTTATCAAATGAAGCTTGAGCTAGAACATTGGCTGAATTGGCTCGAATAGAAGCCGTATTTGCTAAACCTCTAGCTGTAACATCTGTTAAACCTGCAAATCCACCAGCCGTTACTCCATCATGAACAGTTAGACCTTTATTTGTTATATCAAAAATTATCTCACCGTTTGCACCAATTGTATTGGCAAGTGCAGCTGCACCAAATCTTTTAAATTGAATTATTCTAGACATTCTAAGATCCTAAATCTATTGTATTTGCTTGTTGAGTGTGAAGGTCATCAATACCATATATGTTTAACATTAAATCAGTATTGAAAGGTACCGCAGATATTACATTTGTATCAATATTAGGTGTTTCTGTAATTGTGGTCGTATAATTATATTTATCATTCGCACTGGCATCTGTTGGAGTAGGTGTAGTAACAATCTGAACTAAGTTTTTCGATTGTACTTGATACGAATTAAATATATAATTTGAATTTGTAGTTGAACCTATAATAGGTGCCGAAGAAACAAAGTTACCATTAATATTTGTTAAATGTAAAATATTATTACTTGAATTAAATCTTACAACTTTAGCCGTTGCTGTTGAAATTTGTGGTGTATAACCTTGATAAACAACTTCACCATCCTGATATAATCCTACTCCTGTGTTGGCTAAATTAAATAATACTATATCTGTATCTGAAATATCATTTAATATATTTGTAATAGAAGTACGAATAAGTTTTGGTGTAGTATAAGAACCAAATATAAAGCCTTTAACTGTAAAGTTTAAAGTCCATATAATCATTCTTG